GTCGCGCAGCGGCTGGTGAGTGATGCAAACGCAGCAGATGACCTCCGTTTTCACCCCTGAGGAACAGGCAATCCCAGCCGGGATGATTGCTCCGCATCTTCAGGAAGCCCTGAAGGACCTCACGTCCCGGTTCGAGTCCTCTACGGACATCGCGCGGCGCGAATACGTCCGGCGGGTGCTGAAAAACCACGAACTCTTCCGTGGAAACATGTGGCGGTGGTTCGATTACCAGACGGGCAGTTGGCGAGCCTACAACTCTGTCACCGGTGGGATGACCAATGCCCAGGGCGGGACGGACGCCCAGTCCCTCTACGTCATCAACTTCTTCCAGGGGTACGCACTCTCTCTGATCTCGCTCCTGAGCGGGAACAAGATGACGGTGAAGTGGTGGCCACAGAACGCAAGGTCACCTGAAGACATCGAGGCGGCGAAGAAGCACGACGCCGTCACACGTTGGTTCAAATCCCAAGAGAAAACCCACACCAAGCTGGTCAAGATGATCTACCTGCTCTGGACCGATGGGACTTTCGGGTCTTACGTGAGGAGTGTGGCGGATGGGGACCGGTTCGGGTGGGTGGAGGAACCGGTCTATGAGGAAGTAGAACGACAGGTTGGCGAGGCCCAGTACCAGTGTGAGGTCTGTCAGACGATCAACGAGCACGGGATCGGATGCGCAAACTGCGGGGCTCCACTTCCCGTGGAGCCCAACATCCCGGCCCCGGTAATCCGCGAGCAGGTCCCGGTCGGAATGGATCGGAGACCGAAGAGCCGAACGACGAGGGACGTGGCCGGCGGGCTTGAACTCAAGCTCCCCCCGACCGCAGAAGACATCGCGGAGTTCCCTTACCTCATCCGGTCCCGGGAGGTTCCCAAGGCAAACGTCCGGGCGACCTGGCCAGAGATGGCAAAACAGATCCAGGGTGGCCAAGTTGGCTCTCCTCGGTTCGACGGGGCAACCTCGACCGTCGAGAAGAGGGCCCGGTTGCAGGTGGCCCACGGTCTGACGGCAGACAACCGGCCCGTCCCGATCCGGACAGCGGACTACGTCACCTTGACCGAGGCATGGTTCTCCCGGAAGGCCTTCTACGAGCTAGACGACGACGGGCTTCGTGAGGAACTCCTCCGGATGTTCCCCAAGGGCTGCTACGTGGCCTTCGCGGACGACACGTTCCTGGAGGCCCGCGACGAGAACATGATGGATCACTGGCGGATCTGTCATGCGCTCCCGGGGAACGGACAGATCAGGGAGCCCATCGGCGGCTCACTCGTCCAGATCCAGGAGATGGCGAATGACATCGCAAATATAATCCGGGATGTCATCGAGTACACCCTCCCGGTGACGTTCATCGACTCCCAGGTCATGGACCTGCGGAAGTGGGCCAGGTCGAACGTTCTTGCCGGCGCGGCCTACCCGGCTCGTGCCCTCCCTGGCCAACCCCTCGGTTCCGGCTTCCACCAGACCGAGCCCGGCCGGCTGCCGGAATACGCGACCGGGTTCTTCAATGATCTGCACACCAACATAGCCCAGTTTGTTACCGGCCTGTCACCGGCAGCATACGGTGGGGGTGACCCCGGTAATAGTACCGCCCAAGGGCGCGAGATTTCCCGCAACGCTGCACTCGGTCGTATATCAATGTTCCTACGCGCGCTGACTGAGCATGAGGCGGCGGTAGGCGAACTCGTGGTGAAGGACTTCAAAAAGAATGCGGAAGAAGCTATCACCGTGGTCAGCAAGGATCAGTTCGGCGACTTCAAGACGGATCGGCTGGAGCCTCAGGACCTACAGATCGGCGAGGCCCACACGTATCCGGAACTGGACGAGGACTATCCAACTACCTGGCCTCAGCGACAGGCTCTCCTCCTCCAGATGATGGGGAACCCGCTGTTCGCCAGCGTCTTCTCGATGCTCAGTAACACTGACAGCATCCGGCAGACAATGGGGCACGACCTTCAGCTTCCGGGTGAGGCTCAGTACCGCCGGGCGTTCAAGGTGATCAAAGACCTGCTCGGGCAGGCTCCGATCGAGCAGCCGCCCCAGCCAATGATGGATCAGACGGGCCAGCCAATTATCGATCCGATGACGGGGCAGCCGGCGATGCAGCCGATGCCTCCGCTCCCGAGCGTCCAGCCGGACCTTCTTGACGACGCGATCGTGAACCTGACGGCAGGGATCGACTTTGCGTTCAGTGAGGACGGGAATCAGGCCAGGGCTGCAAACCAGATGGGCTGGGCGAACTTCATGTGCTGGGTTCAGGCAAACCACGACAAGATGGCAATGGGGCAGCCGAACGCCTTGACTCCTCCTCCGCCACCTATGCCCCCACAAGGTCCACCGCCGCAGTGATGGACCGTGCAATAATTTACACATCAGGAGGTTGACCTGTGGCAGAAATAACGACACCAACGACCCCCCCGGAGGCAGCGACGGCGCCGTCTCCGGCGGAGTCTCCTTCCTCGTATCGCGGGAAGGGCATGGACGAGGTGTTCAAGCAGGCAGATGCGGCCCCCGACAAACCCGCAGAGGTAGCCGAGAAAACCGCCGAGCCAGAGGTCGAGACTCCCCCGACCGAGGAACAGAAGCCCCCGGAAACCCAGGCCGAACCGGTCGATCCAGACATCTGGAAGATGAAGCCGGGCCAGGTCCGGGCAGCTTTGAAGGAGATCCCACCGAAGCTCAGGAACGCTCTAGTCGATGCGTTTATGAAGGTTCGACCCTACGAGGATTCGGGGATGCGGGTCTCCGAAATCCAGCACTACAAAGAAATCGCTCCCACTCCGGAGATCCTCGAAGACATCGCGCAGGAGGCCTACAAGCACAGAGTCTTCAATGACGCGATTGCCTCGGGAACAGAGGAGGGGGTCCACCATGTAATGAGGTCGCTATTCGAGGCCAGCCCGAACGGAGCGAAGAACTTCGTCATCCGGATTGCGTCGAATATCGACAAGATCGATCCACCCACCTACCTTGGCCTCCAGGAGAGGGGAATCCGTAACCTGATCGCGAACATGCGACGGGCGGCGAAAGAGAACCCCATCTTCGCTGAGTCGGCCAGGGACGTTGCTGTATTCACAGGTCTGGAACGTGACGGTGAGACAGAGACCGAGGAGATAAAGCTCCCGGCGGAAGTCGAGCAGGAGCGCGAGGAACTGCGCCAACTGAAGCGGCAGGAGGCACTACGGCAGCAGGAGGAGATGAATCGGAGGTCCCAGTCGATTCACAACGCCGTCAACGTTTTCCACGAAACGGTGATGAGCGGTGCGTACGAGGCCGGGGCCCCGATGATTCAGTCGTGGATCGAGCAGTACGCGGAAGGTTATCCGGACGAGGTGAAGGCCGACCTGTTTGATGCCATCGGTGACGGGGTGGTGCAGGCAATCGACAAGAACCCTGCGGTCCAGAAGCGTTACCGCGATGTCCTCCTCGGGGGTAACGGCAGCCCAGAGCACCGTGCCCGCGTGGTTCAGTACCTGCTTTCACAGGCGAAGGCTCTCCTCCCTCACGTTGCGACACCCGTGTTGCAGCGCGAGGCAGCAAAGATCCGTGGCGTCCTGGCGAAGCGGCAGGAACGAGCAAGAACAGCGACAACCCGTAGAGATGTTGGGGCCTCCGGAGTACCGGCAGTGCCATCCCGCCCATCCTTGAAGCCGAGTGACTTCAAGGGCAAGGGCGCCGACGCGGTCTTCGCGGCGTTTGACGCAGTCCTCAAATAGGAGCAAGCCATGTCAGTTGGACCGCTTTCCAACACGAGCGCCCAGGCGCTATTCAAGGAAAAATACAGAGACCTCGTCCCCGCCCTCTACGAAGCCGAAGTCAACTTCTGCTCGATGATCGAGAAGCGGGATGTCGAGAAGATCGGCCCCCGCGGTCTCATCATCGCCAAGAAGCTGAAGCCGGGCGGCCAGGTTCGAACCTGGAATCCTGACGGCGGCGACATGGGACGTGGAACGGGCCCGGCCTTCGAGAAGGCCTCGGTCACCGCGATCCCCCTTCTCGTCGCATTGGAGAGCACTCGCGCGATCCAGTGGAACACGGCGAGCAACGACATCGCCATCAAGAACGCAGTGCAGGACCTCCTGAAGGACGGCACCAGTGAGTACAAGGCCCAGATGGACCGGTACTACTTCGGTGACGGCACCGGCGTTCTCGCGACTGTCTCTTCTGGCGGCACCGGCCTCACCCCTGTGATGACGGCACCCATCGGAACCCGCTGGCTCCGGCAGGGGCAGCGGTACACGGTGTACCCGACAGGTCTCGGCGCTCCGCTCGGTACGGTGACTGTCGACTCGATCGACCACGTCACCTACACGGCGACGCTCACCTCGACTGTCCCCGGAGGCTCGGCCAACGGCGACAAGTTTCTCCCAGATGGAGTCACTGGCGCCTCCCCGACTTGGTTCTGGGGTCTGGCGTACCACAATTCCTCGGCGTCCACTGGCCTGTGGATGAACATGGCGCGTGCCACGTATCCGCAGATCCGGTCGATCGCTGTCGACGCCGGTTCCGGTGCGATGGTTCCGACCCACTTCCGCGTTCTCAAGTCCAGGATGGAACTGTTCCGTGACGGAGCTTTCAAGAAGGGCAACTGGATGGTGATCTGGAACCCCGCACAGAGACAGGCGTACGAGGAACTCGCGCTCCTGATCAATGTGATCCAGAAGCAGGCTTCCGCCCGCTCCGGCATCGAGATGCTCTACAACCCCGACCAGTTCGAGGTCGACGGCATCCCGACGTTCACGGCTCCCAACCAGAACCCGTCCCGTGTCGACGTGATCAACCTGGAGAACTTCTTCAGGGTTGAGACCGTTCCCTTCGGGCTCTACACGGTCGACGACATTTCGACCTTCCCGATCTACGGCGCGAGCGGTGGTCTCGCTTCGTCCGAGGTGACCTACCTCGCCGGCCTGTCACAGCTCTGCTGCGACGACCCCGGCCTGAACGGCGCCTTGACCTCGCTCTCGATTCCCAGTGGCTATAAGGAATTTGGCACCTAATCCAACGAAGGGAAGAGGGGGCGGGGATAACTCGCCCCCTCCTTCACTATGAAAATCACAATCGGTGCTACCCGAGACATGGCCACGCAGAAGGAATGGTGGCAGACCCTCCGAAATCACGGGGGGCTGACGCTTGGCGGCGACATGAACTACCGCTTGACGTGGGGCTACCACGACAGAGGGCGGTACTCCACACCAGAACGCTGGCTGGAGCGGTGGCATCTGGAGTGGCTGCATCCCGTCTCTCGTGAATACGAGAGGATTGCCACTTTTGAGGAAGGGATCACGAAGGAATTCATGTCCCCTACGACGACCCTCTTGATCGAGGCCCTGAACCTCCACCGGAAGACGGTGGAACGGAGCCGGGACGAGATCCACGCGAAGGTCGCCGGGGAACTTGCCGAACGTGAACGTCAGGCGAGTGAGAAAAAGCTGGGCATGATGGAAGACTCAATGGCAGCGTTCCCGCTGAAGACATGGATGCCGGTGAGCGGTCCCATGACACCGGAGAAACGCAGAAGGTCTGAGTACGGAGGATAAAGATGTCGGATCAGTACGGTTCAACTCCCCAGGTTTCGGTGTGGAATGCGCTTCCGCCCGGCTTTGACAAGCCGAAGAAGCTCTGTTCCATGGTCCCGTGGGACCTCTACGTTTCCCACTACACCGGGCAGGGTGTCCTTCCCGGGGCGAAGGGCGACGTGCCCGGGTTCCTCCTGGTTTCACCGGGGGAAGACCGGAAGGACTTCGGGAACAACAACTACGCCGTGGTCCGGTGCTACACCGGCAACACCATGGCCCTCGACATCATGGGT